ACTCACACGCCCTACAAGGGCTTACAATATCAATATAGGGGTAACACCCTTGCAAACAATCAAAACGCCTTCTAGGGGCATTAGAAGCCCTTAGAGGGTGCATTACCGGAAACATGTTACAATTTAATTCAACATCAGAGTCAAGGTCCAGTGCGGTTCAGTGCATGGAAGGATTCAAGGATAAAATAGAGATGCTTATGAGGGCGGGAGACATCCTGGACCATTGCAAGCGGGGTAGATCGACAGAAAAGGAAGCGAGGGAGGCAAGGGCAAGATCGCTGAAGATATGGAAGGATACCGGGTGTCCAATATCTCAGGCCGCGGAGCTAGGCGGCGCAAGTAGGACAAACTTTCATAAGTGGTTAATAAGAGAAGGCCATCACACTCCAAAGAGTAAGTGAGTTGCTACAAGATTTCATATACCAGGAGAGATATGCCAAACGAATGCGGAGCCATAAAGCACGCCCATACAGCGGGCGAAGCGTTGAAGTATCTGGTCGTAGGCAATAAGAAAAAAGGCTACAAGCTGAAGCGAAGCGGCGTATCAATAATGGTTCTAAATATCGAGGAAATAAAAGACACTTGACAAGTCACTTACAATGGATATTAGTTTTTATATATACCGTGTAGTGACGGATCAGATTGCTTTTAAACCTCTCTTTCATCACTACATGGAAGAGGGGTTTTTTATTTTACAGTATATCGGAGCAAGCGGCCTCATAGGTTAGCCCAAGTCTGAGTAAGTGGTTACATAGCTTGAACGAAACCCGGCTATGTATAAAAGGTTTGCAGCAATGCAGGAACGGCCACGGTTAGCGTAATACAGGACTTACCACGCGCGACGATCCGAGGCACTATTGAAGGCGGGGACACTCATAATTTGAGGCTCTACCAGGCATAGGTTTGACCAGTAATGGGGAACCTATGTCTAACGGGAAGCAACTCTAATTTGAACGAGGCTAAAAAAAGTATTGACCCTATAATTATTTTATCCACAATAATATTATATGAATAAAAAAACTGATAAGAAAACTGCTCTACTGGATGTCGAAATAATACTGTTCAAACATGCCGCTAAAGCAGAAGCGGAAGGGACCAGCCTCCTTACATTAAAATCAATGTGCAGGCAGGCAATCGATCAATGTGTCATGGGATGCAGGGCATCTGAGTTTTACCTCGTAGTATCCGGTCGCAACAACTATCGTAAGACACTCTATCCCAACTACAAAGGTAACCGGGGAGCCAAGCCGCCCTTGTATAATCCATTGACTCAAGCTATGAAAGAGATGTATGCGGAGCGGTGGTATCAGCATGACCAGCTAGAAGCTGATGATTTACTAGGCATAATTGCTACCAATGGAAAGATAGAGAAGCCTATTATATGCAGCATAGATAAAGATATGTTGTCTGTGCCTGGGTGGAACTATAACTGGGATAAGGATGACTGGCCTACCTACGTGAGCCAAGAGGAAGCAGACCACAACTGGCTAGTGCAACTACTCATGGGAGACAGCACTGATTGCATCGAAGGCATGAAGGGTATCGGCAAGGTAAAAGCAGAGAAACTTATTAAGAAATATGGAAACCCGGAGTTGAGTGTTCCAGACCAAGCTAAAAATATTTACGAGAAGGAAGGTTTTTCTCTTGACCAGTATTATGCTTGCCTAAATACTGTCACCATCTGGAGGAAACCATTGCCGGAAGCACTCCTAGAAAACGATCTCATTACAGACATAGTAAAAACAATACCAACCCTAGAATAACATGGATATAAAACAAGACAACATCGAGCGCATACAAACGCGCATAGATATGATACGCCAAGAGTCACGCGCTCTTTCCTACCGCATCGAGAGAATGACGGAGCAACGCAAGGATCTGACCCAGGAGAAGAATGATCTCAAGGACAGACTGGAGGCCGTCAATGCGATACCAGCCAAAGAACTTATCGAGGGAACCAACGATGCCCTTGCCAACCTAAGCATAAGGGTATAAAGATGAGATCAGAAAAACAAAAAGCTGCCACGGAAAAACTCAAAGCTTTACGCAACAGGAAGTTTAAGGATATGACGTTTGATGAACGCGTTAAGGTCAAGGAACTGTTCAATGAACCAGTTGATCCAGATGTTGCCCGTGCATATAGTATTTTAAGGAGACCAACTGAAAAGAAAAGAAGAGATAGAAAAAAGGCTCTTATCGCTATCATGCAAATGCGTGGAGTTGAAGTTTAAACCATAAACCAAGTATAAAGATGAATGAAATGGAAGTAAGCGTTAAGGAACTAAAGGGTCATCGCAGGAAGTTCAAGGACATGACTTTCGATGAGCGCGTTGTTATTAAAGAAATGTCGAGCGGTCCCATTGATCCAGATGTTGCCCGTATGTATGATTTTTCTAAGAAAGAGAATGCAAAGAAAAAAATAGATAGAAAAAGGGCTGTCATCGCTATCATGCAAATGCGTGGCGTTGAGCTTTAAACCATAAACCAAGTATAAAAATGAATGAAATAAAAGTAAGCACCGAACAGATCGACCCGCACACCGAGGTCTTTGCCCTAGACGTAGACGATGTATCACTACAGCGTTTGCAGTATGGAGAAGTTGGCATCCCACATCCCTATGTTAGAGTGGCTGATATCACCAGAGCATTGCAACAAAGGACTCCACGTTGCGATAGCGATCTCTTAGATTTAATAGATAACCAAGGCTATACCTACTGCTTCTTTGCGGCAAAGGGAGAGGTCACGAAGAACGAGCACAGATGCGTTGCCATATATGCTCCTAATGGTCAGCAACTTACAGGAGTTGCAGAAGGATTTGAAACTGTCAGAGAAGCTCTCGGCTACGTCCTAGACATGGAGGAGCAAGGGTAGTATGGAGGACTTAGGAGAAGCACTAATCATGGATGGCTTCGACGATTGCATCGCCGGGGTCGTAGAACGAATTGGTCAGCCGCCCATCATCTGCTACGACAGAGACAAGGTTCTGAATAAGTTGATGAGCCAGGACATGGATTACGAAGAGGCTGTAGAGTATTTTGAATACAACCAACAGGGAGCTTGGATGGGAGAAGGAACCCCATGCTTCATCCGTCAGATAGAAACTGAACCTTTTGACCCTAGTCTTAATTGAAAGTCGAGAAGCCATACAACTCAGGTCAATGGACTAAGGCTCGATACAGGAGCTTTATTATGTCAGCACTACGTCGTGCTCAATGGCCTGTTAAGTATGAAGCTATCCGCTCTGCCTTTGTTCGTGATGGTGTAAACCCCGCAACNGGGCGCAAGTGTAAGCTGCACAAGTGCTCTGATTGCGGGGAACTATTCCCAGCCAAGGACATGAGAGCAGATCACATTGACCCCATCGTCCCGGTCACTGGCTTTGACAACTGGGACGCGCTCATAGCCAGACTGTTCTGTGAACTCGACGGCTTCCAGGCTATCTGTGTGGAGTGTCACGCCGTTAAGACCAAGGCCGAGAACGAAGAGCGAAAGAAAAACAAACAGGTGAACAAATAATCACTACCCGTTAAAATTTAAATATCTTTGAATATCAATAGTTTACGAAATAATTGAAAAAAGTTATCGACTTATCCCGGCCATCTGTCATAACTATAAACCATCGCACATCTGCGACACATAAAAACTAAACCAAACGTAAACAAAATGAATACACTAGACACACCACCACCTCAAGAGGACATGAAGTTCCGCGCATCGGTAGACTCAAAGGTTATAGGGTTCGCCCCATCACTCAACGCTTGTAAGAAGATGCTTACTGCCAAGAAAATTAAAGAGGTAGGCGGGGGCTTCAGCACCGGCTATGTCGATGAGTTCGATCATGAGTATACGCCTAACGATTGGCAGCAGATCGCATCACGCATTGTAGGCGGCTCTGGCCATGCAGTTCCAGCGGGATGGTATAGCGACCAATAGACTTTACGCTAACACACAACCAATAACATTATGTCAAGAACAAAACCAAGATCAACGGGGTCATCGAACCCTGCCACCAAGTTCCTTCAATGGAACACACAAGCTTCCGCATGGGAGTTTTACGATAAGGAAGCCCAAGAGTCTAAAACACTACCACAAGACACGGGTTTCATTATCCTCGATCAACTCATTACCGCCAAGGGATGGGACGATAGGAAGAACAGCGCAATCTGGGCTAACGAAGTGTATACCGTAGGAGATAAACTTACTCTCCGCAACAAGGATGGTATCGTTGCTTCCGGCATTTGGTCTGAGGTAAAGACTGTGCATGGTGTTAAGTTCACCAAGTCTGTCTACGCTATGGCCAAGGTTGGCGAGGGTTACGAGCTTGTTAACTTTCAGCTCAAGGGCTGTGCTCTTACCGCATGGATTGACTTTGAGGACAAGGCAGGTGGCTCCAACAAATTAGAAGGAGACATTGTAGTAGCAGTTACCGATGCAGTCGAAGACCGCAAGGGTGCTGTAACCTTCAACAAGCCAGTCTTCAACATTGTATCTAACACACTGTCCAATGAAGCTGCACTCCAGGCAGACAAGATGGATGGCACACTACAAGAATACTTGTCCTCCTACCTCAAGGTAGAGAAGCCCCCAGAGGACAAGGAAGAGGAAGAGAGTGAGCCAGAAGTAGTTTACTCAGAGCCAGCCGTTGTCGCCGACCCCTTCTAGGCATACCTGATAGCCCTTCCCCTTCGGGGGTGGGGCTTTCTTATATTA